CACTGGATCAATAGGACCACAAGGGCCGCAGGGCTATACTGGATCAATAGGACCACAAGGGCCGCAGGGCTATACTGGATCAATAGGACCACAAGGGCCGCAGGGCTATACTGGATCAATAGGACCACAAGGACCGCAAGGTTACACTGGATCAATAGGACCACAAGGTCCGCAAGGACCACAGGGCTATACTGGAAGTATTGGACCACAGGGCCCGCAAGGGTTTGCTGGATCAATGGGCTACTGGGGTAGTGTTGGCTACACAGGTAGTCAAGGATATGCTGGTTCAGTGGGCTACTCGGGTTCAGTAGGATACACTGGGTCAATTGGGCCACAAGGTCCGCAGGGATATACTGGTAGTATTGGATACAGCGGTAGTGCTGGCCCAAGCAATATTATTAATGCCACAAGCACAGCTTCTGGTACATTGTATCCTGTTATGGTACGTACCATAGGCAGCAATCAAACTGCTTTTGCTACATCTAATTTGTCATACGATGCGGTCACCAACAGTTTGTATATTGGCGGCGATTTATACATTGATGGACAACAAACTTACATTAATAGAACTAACCTAGCTACAGGTGATGCTACACTGACACTTAACACAAGTAGTGCTAGTGCCGCCACTGCGGCCAACAGCGGTATCCAAGTCGGTACAACAAGTACACCATACGCAAGTTTCTTGTTTGATGGCAACGTCAGTTGGGTAGTTAGCGGCAGTGCAGCCACTACTTTAAAATCTAATATACATTATGCCAATAATTATATGTGGATTTCAGGTAGCGGAACTGGCACATCAAATTCTGGTCTAATACTTGATTATAGTGGTACTGTACAATGGCAATTGTATCCAGTTACTTCATCAGGTAGAATGGCATTCTCATCAGCTGGAACTGAAAATTTCAGTTTATTTAATAATGGTGCTGGAGCAGGGGTTGGATATACATCTGCTCAACAAGGAGCAAAATTAAGTGTTAACGGTGCGTCATATCTAAATGGTATTACAACATCAACAGGCCAGCTAGTTGTAAATCCAACAGGTACACCCACAGCACAGTTATATGTAAATCAATCAGCAACCTATTCTTCTGCTCTTGATTTGAACGTACAAAGTTCTACTTATTATCTACAGAGATATTACAACAATTCAACCAGTGTTGGATCTATGTCTGTGACAGTAGCTGGCTTACAAATCTCATCTGCTAACACGCTAACACTTGCTTCAAGCGGTGGCAATGTAACCATCAATCCATCTGGTGCTGTTGGCGTGAACGGCAATTATGGTACCAGCGGCCAATACCTACAAAGTCAAGGATCAGGCGCGGCAGCAACCTGGACTACGGTAAGCGTTACTTCTGTTAACTTGACACAAGTTTCCAGTGGCTCCACACCGCAATACATGGTGTTTGCCAATACATCAACTGGTGCGGCAACATTAGAAGCTAACGGACCAACTGGATTAGTTTATATTCCTACTGGTAACAAGTTTGGTATTGGTACAAGTGCGCCTGCTGACACTGACAGTTACGGCGGCAATAATGTACTAGACGTTTATGGCCCAATTTATCTAAGACAATCTGGCAGCTCAAATCGCATGAGCCTGGGCACTTCGGGCGGTATTTCTTATCTTGATATTACAGCTGGTTTAGGTTTTCAAGCTCAAATATCTGGCGGCACTGTGTTAAACTTAGATACTGGTGGTAACCTACAACTAAGTACCAGCTGGACAGCTCCACAACAAGGTGCCAAACTCAGTGTTCAAGGTGGCGGATATTTCAGTGGTATTGTTACTGCTACAACATTTGTTGGCGCATTTAGTGGTGGTGTCAGCCAAGTTCAAACTCAGGCCAACGCCGCTAACGCAACTAATTACTTAACATTTGTCAGTGCTAATAACGCAAGTCCAACGGCACAGTCAATATATACTACTAGCACCCATGTCATTAACCCAAGTACAGGTTATATAGGTATTGGTACAAGCAATCTTGTATCCCCATTAAACGTGTATGCTACTCAGGCCTTGGGCGGCACTGCTGGTAACTATACTCCAGTATTCTCAACACAAGCATCTGGTGGTACTGGCAACAATGTGTATTTGCAAGAGTGGCGCACTAGAGCCAGTGCTGGCACAGATTGGACCACACAAAAAATTACCAGCGGAGCGTGGGTTGATGCGTCGTTTAATACTCCTGCTACTAGTAGAACTTGGTATGAAAGATATCCTAACGCAGGCACACAAGCCTGGGGCGATGGCGCATCTACCTTTATGTTCCTTAATGGTAGTGGCTATTTGGGATTGGGCATAACTAGCCCAAGTTATCAGTTAGTAGTGTCCAATGCTGGCGCAGCTGGTGTTGAGATTCATCCAACTGGGGGCATTAACAGTGGCGCATTTATTCAAGCATATAACAGATCAGGTTCAGCCTATGTTGATTTAACATACTATGCTTCCCAACACTATTGGACTATTGGCGCAACTGAAAAAATGCGCCTAAACAGTAGTGGTGGGTTGATAATTGGTACAACAACACAATATACCACTGGTGGTTCAGCAGCCTTGACTGTCTATGACGCAGGCGCAGGCAGTAGTCCTTCTATTGCTGTTGGCGCAAGTAGCAGTGATGAGATGTATGTGAGAAGATTGTCAGCTGGTAACTATCAACTACAATCTGTACAGTCTGGCGGTAATGCTGGAAGCATACAGCTACAACCTTATGGCGGCAGTGTGGGCATAGGAACAACTAGCCCTGGTTATACTCTGCAGGTTGCTGGTAGTTTTGCGGCTACAACCAAATCCTTCGTAATTGAACACCCAACACGTCCAGGATACGATCTACGCTACGGCAGTTTAGAAGGTCCAGAAAACGGTGTTTATGTACGTGGCAGATTAAAAGGTAATAAGATTGAACTTCCAGATTACTGGACCAAACTGGTTGATCCTGACACAATCACTGTGAATTTAACCCCCGTAGGCAAACATCAGAAATTATATGTGGAAGAGATCAAAGACAATGTGATTACAGTGGGCAATGACAACATGTTTGGTAAAGCTGTAGATTGCTTCTACACAGTGTTTGGCGAACGCTGTGATGTTGAACGTCTAATAGTTGAGATAGAAAAACCACAAGTTTAATCTAATGGTAAATATAAGATAATATGGAATTAACAAATGGCACTGACCGATAAAGATATTGTAATTACCCCTAATAAGGGAGCATCTGCTGCAACGCCATCCACGATCAACTTCGTAGGAGCAGATGCCAGTAATAGTGCTTCAATAACACTACAGGTATTCAATAACAGTACCACAGGCATCTTAGGATTCTTGGGCAACACCACAGGCGTGCCCGCCCTGGCCATCACGGATACTGCCACGCAGAAAGTAGCAATTGGCAGCACGGCCACTAACGGAGCATACACACTGACTGTTACTGGCAACATTGGTGCTACCACTGGCGTGACTTCCAACGTGTATTACGATTCGGCCAGTGCGTCCTACTATCTACAGCCCAGCGGTACCAGTAGAGTACAAGCAATCAGCGCATTGGGTAGTGAAGCTAGTTCACATGATCCTTATGGGTTGATTGGTGTTACTCGTGGAACAGCCTCTAACTATTCATACTATGGATTGACTCGTCAAAGCAATATTGGTATGGGTATTGGTATTGATACTAGCAATAATTTATGGTTTGGTGGTACAAGTGGCGGCATTAATGCCACAAGATCCAGTATATATTTTTATACTGATACTAGCGGCAACGTTATTGCCAATACCAGTTTACGTGCGCCAACATTTTATTATTCAGCCAATACCGCATATTATCTATCTCTAAGTGCGGCCACTGGAACAATTTTAAGCAGTGCGGCCAGCACAGATACCTTGGGCTACAATTCCTCATACGGTGTATATATCGGTGGTACACCTAGTGGTGTATATTTGTACAACGGCGGAACCAGCGGCTATCCCAACAGTCCTGTATGGGTCAAAAGTGGTACTGCCTATGCAGTACTGACCAGTGGCAATATTGGTAGCTACGCTATCGGTACCGCAGGTGGTACAATCACTGGTCAGTTGGGTATCAGCTTCAATAACAGTACTGTGATCAACTCATATGCCAACGTGGGCTTGGCTCAGTTGAGATTAGACAACCCCACAGGCAGCCAGAGTCATATTGTTTGGACATTTAACGGATCATTGTTAGGTTCTCAACGTGTTGACAGTTCGGGCAACATGATTCTAAATGCTAATAGCAGTAATTTTTATTATAATTATGATTTAGGCGCATCTTCGGGTATTACTTTTAGATTAAACAGCAGTGCTACTATATTCCAACAAGTTAATACCAGCGGTAACGTAACGTTCCCACAAAACTTTTATGGTCCAAGATTCGTTGACAGTGACAACAACAGTTATTATGTTGACCCAGGTAGCACATCAAACATATACGGTCTAACAACCAGCGGTCCTTCACAGTTTGGTCCCACAGCATACGGTGGCAACTATAACGAAAACATGCGTTTGGTTCGTAATAGTTCTAACCAATATGTTTGTCTTGCCATGGCCGCAGACACCAGCGGCGCTGGCAGTATTTCTGGGCAGTTCAACCAAATTGTATATCCTTCTGGTACCAACGGCGGCGCATTTGCCATTCGTTCTAACAGTACTGATGCTTTACAAATAAGTACAACCCCCAATGTAATCGTACCCACTGGCAGTTTTTATGTAAACACCGGTAATTCATATGTCTACGGTACGATGTATGACTACCAAAACGGCTCATACTATGTCAAACCCAGTGGTACCAGTAATTTATACAGTGGTTATTTTGCTTCCTACTTACAAGCATCGGACAAACTTCAAGTCAACGGTGGTGGGTTTGCAGTACCAACCAGTTACAAAAACGTTCCTGGTATAACTCCTGGTACAAGTGGCAGTTGGTTACGTGGTAGTAGTACTATTATTCAAGCAGGCGCATCGGGTACAGACGGCAGTGGCTGGAGCTACGGTAGTAGATTCTCTAGTGTGGACTATGGTGATGGGTTAGCCACTAGTGTAGACGTGTTGTATGCCGCTGGTTGGACTAACGATGTAATGACATGGAGCGGTCGTAGCGGACGTATTGGAAGTGTGGGTATTAACCAAACTGCCCCAAGTCATAAATTAGACATTTATACAGGTAACACCGAAGACGGTATTATTATCGATGCTATAAGTTACCCTGAGATATTGTTTAAAACACAAGGTACCAACAGGGGATATCTAGCATGGAGCAATAGCGGCGGCGGCTTTGGCGCAAGTAACGTTGGCATGGTATTAAGATCAGAAGGCAACTATTTAACTTTCTTAACTGGTGCCGGAAGTTATCAACCATTGATATTAAGCACAACTAACGCCTATCTAACTGGCACATTATACGATAATCAAAATAGTGCCTATTACCTAAAACCCAGTGGTACCAGCAACCTTAACCAGTTATACACATACGAGTTCTTAAAGAGACACAACAGATACAACACCGGCGAAGCATACCCCGTTAGCTATCACAGCGATGGTGATCTAGTATGGAGTCTTGATCCGACTTGGGACAACACTGAACTTCAAACGTATTTTGGTAACAGCAACGTCAGCTGGGTAGCAGATAGCACAGCTCCAGGTGGTTATGCAATCAGTATTGTGGGCGGAGTCAACGTGGGTTCAAATACCTACGGCAGTGGTTTCCCGATGATTCCAATTGACAGCGTAGATGATATCTTCTACATGGAAGTTTGGATTAAAAACGTTAGTGGCAGTAACGGCCACTATATGGGTAGTATAGATTACAACGAAAGTTTTGGTAACTTAGGTGGTAACCCAGGTAGCTACGGGTACTGGGTTATGGTTGGTAATAACCCCGGTACTAGTTGGTCAAAATGGTACGGATATATCACAGGATTCAGCGGTAGTACCTACGGTACATTTAGAACTGGCGCAAAATATTGGACACCTCAGGCATTGTTCAACTATACTGGTGGGGGAACAACTTATATCTCGGGATGGAAAGTTTTGCGTGTAAACCGTCAAACTTCCATGGTCATTAATACACCCAACGGCAGTAGCTCAACAGGTAGTTCTAACTCACAAGGTCAGACTCTGACCATTAAACGCAGTGGCACATCACAGTTAAATTTGGGATCATATCCAGGTGCTTGGACTAGTGCGCTACAGATCCAGGACAACAACGCAAGTAACTGGATTTGGATGAGCCCGCTGACAGCCAATACCCCAACTGTAGCTACAAACTACGGTCAGATGTTCTTCTACATGGCTGGTCAAAACACAGGTTTTGCTGGCGGTATGTATAACGGTAGTTTTAGAAGTCCAATATTTTATGACTATGACAACACTGGTTACTACATTGATGGAAACAATACATCTAACTTAAACGCATTAACCATTAACTCTGGTAGTGTAAACAGCAACGGCCGTTGGCAGTTTGGTCCAAACAGTTCGTGGGGACAATACTTATTGATTGGTGGAAACGGTATTGACGGTAGTTATGCGCAAATTGCGGCTACTAATGGTAACTTGCACTTAGAAAGTTTGAGCAGTAGTTATGGTACATACATAAACTGGTATCGTGGTGGCCCTATATACCTAAATGGTACTACTTATGTTACTGGCACACTTTACGATAACAATAACACTGGTTATTATGTTGTTCCCAGGGGTACTAGTAACCTTAACGTTCTATACACACAAGTACACTATAACTATTATGGAATTGTTACCAACCCACAAGGCAATAACAGCGACTCCTACGGACAAGCAATTAGCTTTTGGACTAGTCCAACTGGTACAACCAGTTTAATTAACTTTAAATACGGCCCTTCTAACTTTGGAACTTACGGTTATCAAACCGACGGTTACGGTACTTACTTTACCATGGACACACCGGGCCGTGCTTGGGTGTTCCGCAGTCCTGAACAGGGCAACAAGGCCAGTATTACCAATACAGGTGAAGCATATTTTGCTGGTAGACTGTATGCTGGTACACAGGTTCAGTCACCCATATTCTACGATGCCAACGACAGTGCTTACTTTACAGATCCCAACGGTCGCAGTCGTATGTCAAGTATTGACTACGGTAATAGTGGTTATTATTTTGGTGGTGGTGACTGGGGATGGAGAAATAACACTCCCTACGGTTGGATCCAGTTTGGTCCTGCTAACAGTGGCTACGCACATATCTATTCTAGTGGTTTACCATTCTACTTCAACAGCAATGTATTCCACGGAGTATTTTACGACTATGACAACAGCGGATACTACTGTAAACCAGCTGGTACTTCAAACTTCAACACCTTGTACATGCAGGGAAATTTCATCCCAGCCAGTAGCAACGGTGGGGGTGGTAACTTCTACTTTGGTAACCAATGGGGTGGCGGGGTAGGCGGTCAAAACTCCACTGTGGGCATTACATACTCGGGCGGTAGTGGGCATCAGCTGTTTACATTCTCATCCGGTCCTGGACAGATGTCTGTCCAAGTAGACGGAAGTTTGTTTGCCGGTGATAGTGCCACTGGTTGGAATCCTCTAGGACTTAATTCTAGCTCCAACGGATATCTCAGTATTGCCAACAGCATGCAGAACGGGGGCAGTTCATATACCAACGGAAGTCACTACGTAAGTGGTTACTATTACGACTATGCCAATACTGGATACTACTTAAAGGCCAGCGGACAATCTGTATTGAGTTATCTAACCACACGCAGTGGCGCTATGGGCATTTACCTAGGCTATTCAGATGTGGGATCAATCAGTACCTACAACTTGGTGGGATTGGGATATAACGGTAACGACACCAACTATGCAATCTACAAGCCCACAGGTGGTTGGACACAGCCCTTGTACATCCAGTTTTATACTGGTATAAGACACTACAGTCATCATGCTTATGACTATGGTACCAGTTTCTGGAACATAGCCACTGGTACAAGAATGATGTGGATTGGAGGTGGTGATGACAACGTGCGTATACAAAGTAGTTTATTCATGTACGGTGCCCACTATGACTACAACAACACCGCCTATTACATACAACCATATAACGATTCTAGAATGTACTCGTTGTACTGTGACATTGGTGTTCGCTTTATCAGCAGTCAAGCTGACAGAGTCAATGGCGCACCATGGTATGGTATAGGTGCGAGTAACCAAGGTGGTTGGGCTGGACCTGGCATGGTACAGGTAGCCAGCTACTATGGTTTGAGACTGCGTGGACAGAGCACAGTGTTAGACCTAGACGGTCCTAACTATGGTAATGGTTGGTCCTATTTCAGCGGTACCAATATAGCCAACAACGGACAGACACGTAGCGATATCTATTATGATATCAACAATACTGGTTACTACATGCGACCCCGCGATACCAGTGTGTTCTACTACATACAGGCCAACAACTATATATATTCTAGTAACTCAGTTTACGGTACTATTTTTTATGATAGTAATAACAGTGGGTATTATTGTGATCCTAATGGTACCAGCAGATTAAACTATGTCAATGCAGATTCTCACGCAGGCCCTGGTACCAGCGGATGCCAGCTAGTTGGTTATTATGGCGGTAGCGGCAACTACTACAGTGATTTTTATAATACTGCAGCTGAACGTTACAGCTATGTGGGAGATATTCCAGGTGGTACAGCCAACCCAGGTAACACATGGTGGTTCAACACCAACTATCGTCACAACAACGGTGGCGGCTATTGGGGTACACAAGTAGCTTGGGGTTGGGAAGATAACGGCAACAGACTGGCACAGCGCAATGTATCCAACGGCAACTGGTCAGGTTGGGTCTACTACTTAAACAGCGGTAACTACACGGGCTATAACAGCTATGGCAGTATCTATTTTACTATTGGTTACGATAACAATAACAGTGGTTACTATATTGACCCAAATAGTACTAGCCAGTTAAGTTATGTTTTGGCAGACAACTGGTTCCGTCCACAGGGTACCGGACTGTATTTCCAAAATTACGGATATGGTCTCATTCAGGTCCACGGCTACGGCAGCTATGGCAATGTGTCCACATATGGCACTGGCCTAAACGGTTGGTCAGGTTACAATATCAGTCCAGGCAACATGACATTCATGTGCGAAGGCGGTACATGGGGTATCTACAGTCCAGCAGGCGGTTGGAAAATATATGGTCAACCTGGCAATGGCACTGTGGGTGTCAACGGTGGTAATAACAGTAGCTATGCATTATTTGTCAACGGCACAATCTATGCCACCAGTAACGTATATGCTTATTCTGATGCTCGTAGCAAAGAAAATATTATCACAATTGATAATGCCCTAGGAAAAGTTACACAACTTCGCGGAGTATACTACAATAGAACTGATCGACCAGAGGGCGAGGAATCTGGGTACACTAGTACATTAAATTCTAGGGAATTGGGTGTGATCGCACAAGAAATAATGAGCATAGTTCCAGAAGCAGTTTCATACAGTGAAAATACTGACAGATACGGAGTTAATTATGGTAACTTGGCAGGACTTTTCATTGAAGCTATTAAGGATTTAAAGAAAGAAATTGAGGATCTGCGATCTGAGTTAAATATGCTTAAGGGAAATTAACACATGGCCATTACAAAAACAACGGAAGTAGTCAGCATACGATATCACGCTGAAACCACACAGCCCAGGGGTGTACAGGCAGAACAGCAGGATGTGATGTTTGTGGACACATTGATTTCTTACACTGACACAGATACCAACCAGACAACAACACATTTGGAAAGCAGTAGATTAAAAGTCAATAGTGATATATCCAAAGAAAGCACAGTGACCCAAGCTATTTGGAACATAATTTTTGGTGATTCTGCTGAAGAGCAGGCTACGGCAGCGCTGGCCGCATCGGCAGCTCTAGCGGCTGCAAATACAGTTACTAACATAACTACATCTACATAAATAAACTATAATAAGCCAACATATCTTTAGGAGACAAATAATGGCAACTGATATTCCATCATCAACGGTTTTAACTTTTAGCGACGGGTCAACCAGCACCGTTACATATAGCTGGGCCGTTACAACATTAAAAACAAAAAAAGAAGGCAGCAATACCAATTCTGTAATTCATGCTCAATGGACACTGACTGCTACAGATCAGCATGGAAATGAAGGTAGTTTCCGCGGAGCAACTCCATTTACTTCAATTGGATCACCTAACGATTTTATTCAATTCGATGAGTTAGAAGAAGAACATGTATTGAGCTGGGTGAAAGACATAGTGGTTGGCCATTATGCCGAGCATATTCAAGAACAAATTTTCAAAGCATTGGATGATAAAGTTAATGCTAGCACTGAACCAGCAATGCCCTGGGCAAGTACAGCTACAGTTACTCCCCCTCCAGTTTGATAACTCAAGATATTGATCTAAGCTGTTCCTAAAGTATAAGTATTATTACCTATTTTGCAAAATAAGGAGAAAAAGGTATGAATGATCAAATGATCGAACTAAGTGTTGATATCAACACATTTAACATTATTATCCAAGGTTTGGATGAAATGCCTCATAAACTAAGCCGTCGTGTAATCGATGAACTAGCTCGTCAGGCACAGCCACAAGTCCAACAACAAGGTGGCACAATGGGAATGTCTGCTAATGCCGATGCTCCTCAAGGCCCATTGGGTAGCAAAGTTGTTAACTAATTGATAATTGGTTGAAAATAAAAAGCCCCATTCATTGGGGCTTTTTTATTTGGTAAAATAATTGTATCCTAATTCTCGGTCAAATATTTGCCAAATATAAACATCAAACGGCGCAATGATCATAGTGCCGCCCTGTCTTTTTATATCGTTGTAATTTTTCTTCCAGTAATCTACTGCTGTTTGAAATTGTGGTGTATTTTTTAAGTAGTAAGATGTTTTTTCTTTGGTTATCTGCCAAAACTTGGTATCATAGGTAGATCCACCGTGATATATGAACCGATAAAACATAATTAATGATTCCATGTCTTCTCTAGTATGTTTTATCAAGGCTTTTTTAGTAACTTTGCCGTTAATCATCAACAGATATCTCATGTTTAGACTAACGTAATATTCCATGGACATTGCTTCCATGGGTTCAAAGAACATAAATCTATTGCCATTCTTTAATATTCTACCGTCTATTAAATTATCAGTAGCATAATAGGGATTAAATGAATATTCTCTAAAATTGGTTTCTTCAGGATTTAATTTTAAAATATCACAAACATCTTCAATAGCATCATTCTTAGATGTTATGTCGCTATTATACATATATCCCCAACCCTGCCTAGATTGAAGCGGGATACCAAACATCCATCCATTTTTATGTGCCCAATGGTGGGTATAGTTCCAATCTCCAGGTTTTTGTATAGCAGTGACCAGTGCGCTATTCAGCGGCAGGTCAATCATGGTATACCCCTTATAGTCTTTGGGGAACCCACCACAGTCAACAATGTAATCATATTGACTTATTTGACTATTGATGGAAACTTCAACAGATCTTTCAGTATTTTTAAAATAATCCACAGTGCCTTCATGGACAACAAATCTAGTAGGATACTTTTCTTTAAACCTCATGAAAGCAAAATCTTTAAGACGTGTGTTATCAAAATGCAACGCATAGGCCTGGGGTATTAACCAGCTATGAAAACTATGCTCACGCCAATTTGAATACTTGACACTGAATTTTACTGTGGCATCTAAATAATGACTATCTCTAGCAATAATAAAATCTGTGCCTTTGAATAGAGCATTGGGCGCAAGAGTACTAGTTGCTTCTCCCACACCTAAGATTGGTATTTTTGGATCATGTACAGAATGTATTTCCCAGTTGTTATCTAACCCTTCTAGCATTTGACTCAGTGTCAAAATACCAGCAGAGCCTACTCCAATTATTAACATTCTTTTTTTCATAACTAATTATAAATTAAATCAAGTCCAAAAGCAATTCTAATTTGGCTTTGACCACTCGATTATTGAGACTGTTCTTTACTCCAGAATGCAGAGGCTTGGGCCAAGACCCGTAGCTACACCATGCATAGCTACTATGTTCTTCATTAAGTATTGGGATAAATTCTTTTTCAACTATTAATACATAGGTGTTGTATTGAAAGTTATCATCACTGGACACAAACAGTTCTAATGGCACTATTTTTTTTATTTTGGGCGGCTTGCCCACTTCCTCCAAAATTTCTCTGTGTAGCGCATCAACGGCTGTAATATCGGTGGGCTCTTTTTTACCACCAACCAGGCCCCATGTGCCAGATGTTTTGCCTTGATTTCTTAATAGTAACAAAAATCTTTTGGTATCTTCAGAAAGAAATAACCCGCCACTACAAACAATTTGATTTAAAGGATTAGACGCCATGATGCCTTATCATATACACCATCGTAGCTCTTGCCCCACTCGGCGCCGTTCCACATGTACTGTATACCTGTATAAGCATTAGTTATGTAAGTTACTGTGGCAGTGGCAGCAGAATTGAATACAACACTCCAAGACGACCCATTCCATTGTATGATGTCATTGGCTTTGGCAGCGAATCCAGACCCGTCACTGTTTAACCATGCCGCTGGACCTATCACAGGTTCTGAATGTATATCTTCCAAAATCAAATATCTTGTGCCAGCAGTTTTTACAGTGGGATTGAATGTGTCTGGGTTTATGACAGCATCCACCGACCCTCTACCGCCAATGATGGTATTTTCAGGTATTGTGGCAGCATCAAAATTCAACAGCATTTTTGTCTCATCTGTAGTGCTCAAAGTCATAAATGCCACAATTTCTAAACCGTTGGGTTTTTTCAATCTCAATTGGCTAAGTCCAGCTGTAAATTTTCCTGGGTATAGACCCAGTACTGCGTTCCAAGAAATTGGCGGTTGATTGGCATTTATATCCAAATTACTAAAGGTCCTAGATTGTAATGTAGCGACCCCATCCAGCAATAGTAAATTAAAGTCAGTTGGGGTAACAACCACGCTGACATCAGGCGTGCCAAATATTTGAGCTCCGTAGCCAGCTTCCAGCCCAGCTACCAGACCCTGTGTGTCGTCAAACACATTGGAAATAATTTTGGTAACAATGTTTAGTTGTGTAACATTGGCTGGCGGTGAAATCCATATGGGGCTTTCAAAAACCAAAGATGATATGTCTATATCCTGCTCTAAACCCTGAGGAATCTGTCGACTGGACCAAGTGCCTTGATCAGTCAATGTTAGTGTAATAAGACTAGTCCAATCCACGTAGTTGTCAGTGGTTTGTAAATTTAAACTGGGATTGAACACCATGGCCACTTGTTCAATTATTTGAAATTTTTGATCAGTATTACTAGTCCAAATATCCGCGGCAAAGGTTACCTTGTAGGGACTGGGCATTATGCGTTCCACAGTGTAATTATTGCC